GTCCGAATTGCGGATATCTTTGTAATGACAACTCTGTTTTTTGTAATCCGCCTTTGAAGGATCATGATGAATCCTGATACTCAAATAGTTCAGAACGAAAGCGTTAACTTCGTTCTGGAAACATTGAATATAAGAGAACGCCGTTATGTATTACAAGCCACAATCGGGCGAATGTCACAAAGCGAAGCTGCTAACGACGCCGGCTTTGCGAACCCGCCCAAAGGTCTTGCCGTCACGAATGCCATTAACGTGTTACAGCATGAGATGGCGAAAGAGCTTAATATCGACTTCAATCACGTTACGCGGGGATTGCAGGACGCCATTGAAATTGCGCGTTCCAAGGGCGATGCAATGCCGATGATCTCCGGTTACAAGGAGCAGGGGAAGTTAGCCGGCCTTTATGTCGAGAAGAAGCAGATCGATGTAAATATTCGCCATATTTCCGAAGAGGATTTATCGACTCTGAGCGAAGATGAACTTAATGAACTGATTGATCAGGCCGAAGCGATAGAGCTTGGACCGACTGAATACGAACGGCTGCCTGAACCTGTATCAAAATAATGGTTGAAATTGAATTAGGTCCTGGGCAATTTTTAGGGAAAGAAGGTGGTCATGATCATGACCACCCGATAAATATTGACGATTTAGCTTCTCCAGAATACCTTGTTGATCCAGATGGCCCACCGATAGAAGAACAACTCAAAGCAAAATTCAGAGGTGAACTCGCACGGCGCGAACGCTGCCGGCGAGATCTGATCGTATTTTGTGAACGTTTTGCACCGATGGTTTGCGGCGAGCCTTATATAGCAGGTTGGGTTCATCGGGATATTGCACGGCGCTTAATGGAGTTCATGCGCCAGGTCGAGCGGAAGGAAAGACCGCGTTTAATGCTCTTGATGCCACCGCGACACGGTAAGAGTTTACTGACTTCGATTCTTTTTTACGCATGGGTATTCGGTCACCATCCTGAATGGCGTTTATTCAACGTTGGCTATAACGAGGATCTACCGGTCGAATTTTCCAAGTCGATTCGGGACATTCTCTCTTCTCGCGCTTACCAGCTTATTTTTCCTAAGACTCGTATCGCTCATGGTGATCGCAGCGCCAGTGATTGGGCAACTAGCGGGCGCGGCGGAATGCGTGCTGCAGGTATGGCAGGCGGTATCACCGGCCATGGCGCCCACATTATGGGTGTTGATGATCCGTTAAAAGGTAAGGAAGAGAGTGCAAGTCAGGGTGCAAGGGACAAATTATTTGATGGTTACACCGCGAATGTTCGAACTCGACTTCAGCCTGGCGGCGGTGTCCTGTTAATTCAGACTTGGTGGAATGATGACGACCTCGCTGGCCGCTTACAAAAATTGAATGAACTTGAAGATGAAATGACCAAGTATCGGGATAAGTTTGTTGTCGTTAACTACCCCGCTGTGACTGAAGCAGATGAGTATGAGTATTACGATAATCAAACCACGAAAATTATTCGTATCCGGATGGACCAGCAGGACGAACTCGAAGAACCCTGGACGGAAGAAGAACTCGATGCTCTGGATTACACTCTGGTTCGGGGACCTGATGAAGCTTTACATGAAGAACGGTATTCATTCCGTGAACTCATGGCAATTAAAGCGGATATGACTTCTGATATTTGGGCCGCTTTGTACCAAGGGAACCCCGTTCCTGACAGCGGTATTTTCTTCAAACGCGAGTTCACCCGCCTGGTTCCTCAATTACCGGATCCAAATGGTGGGCAGGTTTGTACCGGATGGGATTTTGCGATTGGTGAAAAGAAGCGTAATAACTACACTTGCGGTACTTCTATTCAGCAAGTCCCTTCAAGTGTCATGTATGTACGCGGGGTACGGAAATTCAAAGGCCGGTCAAACGCAATTGTAAAAGCGATGGTAGCGGAAGCGGAATATTACCTAAATTTACCCGATCCCCCTTACTACACAATCGCTGTCGAAGATGGTCAGATCTGGCAAACTTTGAAGGATTCCGTCCTGGCTGCGTTTAAACTCGCACATATCCCGTATTCAATACTTAGAGAGTGCGTACCGGTAACTGATAAAGAAGCCCGCGCGACTTCTACTCAGGATAAGTGGGAGTTGATGGAATTGAGATTGCCTGAACATGCCCGTTGGGTGATGGGATACGTAAAAGAATTTATGAATTTCCCTAACGCGAAAGACTTAGATCAGGTAGACTCCACGGTATGGGCGGTTAAAACACTTTTAGCTTTGGGTCCCCCGCGCCAATTAATTGAAACTCCGACTCAGGAACGTGACAAATACGCCGATGATAACTATAAGGGGTGGGAAGATAAATTGAAGTCTGGACAATACGGCAAACGTCACTCCCATATGAGCGCATAATTTCAAGGATAGACGATGGGACAAGAAACGACTCCTTTTGATGATCCGGTTCGCGATAATTGGTACCGCTACCAATACATGCGAGATTCCCTCCACCAAGATTTTGTAGACAAAGCACGTAGATGCGAAGAATACGTTGCCGGGTTGCAATGGGATCCTGCTGATTTGCAGACTCTTAAACAGTCAGGTCGCCCCGCCATGACGATCAACAAAATTCTCCCTGCTGTGGATCATTTAACCGGCGAGCAACTTTTCAACCGGGCCGATATTGCTTTTCGCCCCGCACGCGGCGGTGCGAATGCAGAAGTAGCGGATGCTCTGACCAAGACTCATATGAACATTGCTCAATCGAACCGGCTTTCCTGGGTTCGAACAGACGTTTTTGCTGATGGATTAGTTACGGGGAGAGGATTTTTTGACGTTCGGATCGATATTGACTCGAATTTCATGGGTGACATACGAGTTAAAAAAGCCCCTTCTGAAATGGTAATGCTTGATCCCGATGCTCAGGAATATGATCCTGCATCATGGTCTGATGTGGGGCGTTCATACTGGACCGGTTTGAACGATATGAAGATGTTCTATGGACCGGAGATAGCGAAAGAACTTGAACAAGTCCCCTCCGGATATTCCCCCTACACGTTTACCGATGATGATTTTGTTCGCGACGGAACTTTCTCCGCCCCTACAGGAAATAATCGAACGCTCACACAAGCCTACTTACCCTATGGGGTGCAGAAATTTTTCCGGGTTTTCGAACGTCAGCATTTTGTAGTAACTAATGGACGAGTTTTTGTTGATATGACCCACGGTGAAATTGTCCCTGTTCCTGAAACATGGGACCACAATCGCCTTAGTGATTTTCTTCAAAATAATCGTGATGTCCATGTTATGCAAAAACAGATTAAGAAAATCCGATGGACGGCTACAGCCGGCCCCGTTACTGTACATGATGCATGGTCGCCTTATCGATACTTCACAATCGTTCCTTTCTTTCCACATTATCGTAATGGCCGAACTCATGGAGTCGTTGAACATCTATTGAGCCCTCAAGATATTTTCAACAAATCTCGTAGTCAGGAACTCCATGTAGTTAATACCACGGCGAACAGCGGATATATCGTTCAAGATAACAACTTGGTTAATATGACTGAGCGACAATTGGAAAACGTAGGCGCACAAACCGGACTCGTAATCGTCGTAAAAGATGTTTCCCAGATTGATAAGATCAAACCGAACCAAGTCCCTACTGGATTGGATCGGGTCAGTTTTAAAGCTGAAGATGATTTGAAGAATATTGCTCAAATCTCTGACTCTGAAACTGGATTCACACGAGAAGATGTTTCAGGCCGGGCAATTCGTGCAAATCAAGCGGCTGGCAGCACCAGTTTCGCTCCTTTATTTGATAACCTGGCTCGTACAGATAATTTGCTGGCTCATCGAATTTTAAACCTTATTCAAACTTTCTATACCGAACCAAGATTAATTCATGTCATTGGTACTAAGCCTGGACAACAAGATCAAAGTATAGTTGTTAATGAAGTTACAACTGAAGGTAAAATTCTTAATGATCTTTCCCTTGGTGAATATGAAGTTATCGTTACCAGTGAACCGGATCGTGATTCTTTCGAAGAGTCACAATTCGACCACGCAGTAGAAATGCGAAAAGACTTAGGAATTGAAATTCCTGATGAGTTCATTATTCGAGTCTCCAAACTCCGGGATAAGGAGGAACTTTTACAAGCCATGAATCCTGCTGATCCGGAACAGGAAGAATTCGATAAACAGTTAGCAAATCAAACCGCTGTAGCTGAACTTGAGAAACTTCGAGCCGAAGGTGCAGACAAGAAGGCTGATGCTCTGCTAAAATCTGTACGAGCCGCTAGTGAAAAAATTAATATTGATCAAGGTCAATCCGGAGGACTTTCTCCCGAATTGGCTGGTGAAGCTAAAATTAAAGCTTTTGCTACGAATCAAGAACATCAAAATGAACGTGATATGGAAAACTTAAAATTCATGAATCAACTATCTTTGATGCATGAACAACATGTTTTGGATAAGCAATTGGAACAAAATAAACCTAAAACTTCCCCCGCAACGTAGGAGATTTAGATCATGGGTGATAAAAAAGACGAAAAAGTAGATCGTGGTGATAACCTTACCGAAGAACAAATAGCTGCTGCCGCAGCTGAAAAGGAAAATGAGCAATCTGCTGAAGATATAGATAATGCTATTGCCGCTTTATCTGATAAAAGCAAAGACAATAAGGACGATAAAAAAGTCGATGCTAAAGACGACAAAGACGATAAGAGCGATAAAAAGGATAAAGGCAATAAGGGCGATAAGGGCGATAAAGATGATGAACCTACCATTCCTAAAACTCGTTTTGACGAGGCGGTAGGAAATGAGCGAAGCCGGGCCGATAAAGCTGAACAAGATAGAGATCGGCTTCAGGCTCAAATTGATGCAAATAAAAAACCGGATTCTATTGATGATGGTCCAACTCTTGACGATCAAATTAATACAGCCGCAGCTAATGTACTTAAAAGTCGTACTGAATGGCAGGCGGCTATCATCGATAATGATGCCGCAAAAGCTTCGCGCCTTTTAGAAGCTATGACGGCTGCTGAAGAAAATCTCAGTAAGTTACGTTTGCATCAAGCTTCACAAGCTACCCGACAGCAAGCCACGGAAGATATTTCTTTTGATTCTTTACTGACTGAACTTGAAAGTACTTACCCTCAGATCAACCAAACTAACGATCTTTATGATGGAAATATAGATCGTAAGATTTCACGTTTGATGAATGGATTAATTAAAGGGGGAGTACCTCGGGTTGAAGCTTTACAAGAAGCCGCCGATATTTATTTGATTCCTTTAAAATCGACTTCTGACGATGATAAAGACGATCCGGACCTCAAAAAAGAAACTGAAGATAAATTACGAAATAAATCTAAAGAGACTTTAAAAAAAGCCGTATCAGACCAAGCCCCGGAAGGTGAAGGTAAACTCGAAACTAAAGGGCCAACAATAAAACCAACAAAGTTGACTTTGAAACAGTTTTCTAATATTCCAAGAGAACATCTTGCTGATATGCGGGGAGATACACTATGAAACCCGAAATCAAGTCTTTAACTGCTGCAATAATGAAAGATCGGCTTGACGAACTTTGTTTTGATACTCTTACAGGCCCCGGGGATGGCCCCGTTACACGAAAACAATTTCTTTCCGTCATGGCTAATATGGATGGAAGCCAGGTTCCTTCCCTAAAAGAATGGCAAAAAATTCATCAATTGGCTACTACGCTCGTATATGCAGCTGTTGTTGGTTTACTTGAAAATAAAGATATCGTCGACCCTCTGGTATCTACTTCAATTTGTGATATGCTATCTGACAAATCCGCAAGCCGCAGCGACAGCCGGCAGTGCTCGTCACACTAAAAACTGAGCGTTTCTCGCAATGCCCAAGCGAAAGGAGGCAAAACACATTGTTTTTCTGATCATTGGGAGATAGTTAATGCTTACAAATTTTAACGATCTAACGGATGAGCAAAAAACAGTTTGGGCGCTAGATACTTGGCGAATGGCCCGTAATAATTCGTTTGTTAGTCGCTTTATGGGGACTAGCGATAACTCAATGATTCATGTAATCGACGAGTTAACCGAAGACGAACGGGGTTCTCGCGCAGTCATTACACTCGTTGCTGATGCAGTTGGCGACGGCGTAGCAGGTGATCGTACCCTGGAAGGCAATGAGGAAAACATCAAAGCCTACGATGAAGTAATCAATATCGACCAACTGAGAAACGCTCACCGGCACAAAGGCCGTATGTCTGAACAAAGTTCAGTTGTTCGGTTCCGCAAAGAAGCTCGAAGCAACCTGGCTTATTGGATGGGAGATCGGCTTGATCAACTCGCATTCCTTACCCTTGGTGGTTTCAGCTACACTCTTCACAACGATGGCCGAACTCGTGTCGGTTCTGAACTTAATTTCCTCAATTATGCTGGCAATGTTGTAGCGCCTACTTCAAAGCGTGCTTTGCAGTGGAATGGTACAGCTATCAGTGAAGGCGGTACTACTGGCGCCGTTGCAGCTGGCAGTCAGCCAAGTTGGGAATTATTTGTCAAAACCAAGGCATTCATGAAAAACAACTATATTCGCGGTGTCCGTACTGAGGGCAACGAGGAATATTACTATGTTTTCATGACACCGGATGCAATTGCTGAATTGAAACTGGATGCAACGTATATGAGTAATGTACGTGAAGCGCGCGAGCGTTCCAGTAAGAATCCGCTATTCACTGGTGCAGTAGCCGTTGTTGATGGACTGATAATCCATGAATTCCGCCATGTTCCAAATTCCGCTGGCGCTACCTCCGGGGTAGATCAGTGGGGTGCGGCAAATGATATCGAGGGCAGCGTTATTCTTTTCTGTGGCGCCCAAGCTCTTGGTTTCGCGGATATCAGCGGACCCACATGGGATGAAGAAGGATTCGATTACCAGAATCAGCAAGGTATCGCTGTTGGTAAAATCTTTGGATTCCTCAAACCTCAATTCGAGTCCATATATGCAAATGACACCAAGCAAGACTTTGGTGTTGTCAGTGTGTATGTCTCGCATGAATAAGGAGAGATATTATGGTTGATAGAGTAACAGGTGCTCTCCAAAATCTGCAAGTAGCTACAGCGGTGATTACTCCCGGTACAGCTAAAGGAGATTGGTCAGTAGTTCGAAAGCTGCTAACCATTCCGAGCGATGCCATGTTGGTATGGGGTTATCTCCAAGTCATCACGGCGTTTGATGATAGCAGCACGTTGACCATCGATATTGGTGAAGACATTGATCCCGATCAATTTACCGCTTCTCCAATCGATCTGAAAACGGTTGCTAACACCGCATTGACCGATGCGGCTTTTGTCAACTTTGGTGTGAACGGTGAGGTCACTGCGACTTTCGCCGCGGCCGGTGGAGATTCAGCTGTTGGTAAAGCTGTAATCTACATAGC